AGCAGTGTGAGTTGTCGTTCCACCAGAAGTATGTACTGTACCTGTTTCGTTAGGAAAGGTAATTGTCCTGTCAGCAGTTGGATCGACCAGTGTTAAGGTTGTTTCGTGTGCATCCGCAGTTGCACCTTCAAGTATAATAGCATTAGCTGCGTTCATGGTAACAGTATCAACAACTGTTTGTGTACCACTAACCGTTAAGTTGCCTGTAACCGTAAGGTTATCTCCAATCGTTACTTCAGAAGTTCCATGTCCTATAGTAACTGCAATACCAGAAGTTTCTGTTGCGATCTTCAAAGCCCCTACAGCATTTGTAATATAAGAGTTTGAAGCATCATGATAAAGTTGCATATCGTCGCCAGTACCTACCATCAACTTGTCGTTGTCAGATAACTGAACGCCACCTTCTGCTTGAACTTCTTGACTGAATGTAACCAAACCAGCAGAAGATATTGCAATAGCATCTAAATCAGAAGCCGAACCAATTTGACCAGCATCTGCAATGGTAATACCACCACTATGAACATCCCGAGCAGTAAATGTTGCAACACCAACTTGTGCCTGAGTGCCACTAATTTCTACATTACCGTTGATATCAATAGTGGTAGCATTTAATTCTAGCTCTGTGTCAGATACTAAATCTAAAACACCATCAGCACTTTGATGAATGTATGTACCAGCATCACCGAATTGGAATTGCATTGAACTATTGATAAGAACTCCAGTGTCATGAACATGTGTTAGAGTTACATCTCCATTATCACCCAAATGGATAACAGAGGCATCACTATCCAGATATAAATCATCTGTAAGTGTAATGTCTGAACTAAAAATTGGTGTTTGTGAAAAAGTTACAGCCCCACCAGAACTAATTGCAATCGCATCTGTATCACTTGCAGAACCGATATTACCAGCATCAGGGATAACAATATTCCCACCAGTAGTCATCAGTCCGCCACCAGTAAAAGTGCCTGCGGCAGTTATATTGGCGCCACTAAAACTTAGAGCAGTTGTGTTAGAAGAACTGGAGGTAATTCTTAACTCACCCCCATTGTTTACAAGATTACCAAATTGAGTGCCATCATCCTTTAAGAAAATATCAGCACCACCAGCATCCAGAACAATATCTGTAGTAGCATCCAATGTAATAGTGGAACCAGAATCAATTTCTGTTAAAACAGGAGGATCAGAAAATGTAACAACACCGTCTGAGGCAATTGTCATTGCTTCAGCTGAAGTTGCAGAACCAATAGTTCCCCCATCAGCAACAGAAAATGCAGCTGCACCAGTTAGCAGAATTGTCCCATCTGCATCTGGAATAGTTACAGTACGATCAGCTGAAGGATCAGAAACCGTAAATGTAGTTTCAAATGCATCATCAGTAGTACCCTCAAAAATAAGAGAAGTACCATATGTGGGGTTATCTTGAAGTTGAGTTACATCACTTACAATTTTATTGAACTCAAGTCTAAACTCTTCAAGAGATTGTGTAGCTGCTACTGTTGAACCTGTAATTGCCATTATTCTTTACCTACCAGTTCTTGTAAGAGATGTTTTATTTCATGCATCTCAGACTTTAAAGTATTTATCTCTCTCGTTGTATTTCTTATTTCATCTCTTTGTGCCTGAGCATCAGCAGCCCGTTTTTTAGCCATTTCGTAAGCACTTCTGTTACGATTGACAATAGCCTGACTTCCATCCATGTTCCTAACTAGGTCTTCATGCCCTTCAACTTGAATTTGCTTTTGTTCTGTCATCTTACATTGCCAATGCTATACACCTTAAATCCTTAATGCGAGGTGGTTCAGCAGTATTTGTTCCCTGTAATACAATTTTAATTTGAAAAGAAATAAAATCATCCAAAGGTGTTCCTATGCCATCATCTGTCACTCCAGCCGTATACACAAATTGTGTAAAGGAGTCTCTACCTGTAGCATCTTGAGCAGGAGTATCTGTAGAACCATCAGAATTGAAAGCAACATAACCCAAGTCATCAAATTCTGAAGCATCATCCGTTCTCAAAATCTTATAGTATGACTTGATCGTTGAAGAAGAATGTCTGTGGCCAGCAAAAAATACTTTAAGAGCAGTTGCTGGATTTTCAAGAGTCACTTTCTTGGTTAAATAAATGCAAGCATTATTATCACCATCAGGCTCCACTGATGCCCTAAAATCTCCAGAAGGATACCAATCGCCTGAAGAATCAATCTTATTTAATTTATTACCTACTGCAATAAATGTCATCCTACCAGTATCGATTACTGGACTTATATCAGAATTTCCAGAAGTAAGTACAGTATCTATTAGCAAAGATTTTTTACCTCCATTTTCGTTTGTCTCATTAATACCAGAAGCCACCAAATATGGAGTATCAAATTCTTGGTTATCATTTAAATTAACTTCTATTGAATCTGATTCAGAAGTTGTTAAGAATGAAGTTTGTGTGCCTGATGGGCTAGTACCTGACATCGGCCTGATATGTGAAGTTATTTTTGTTCCTGGCAATTCCATAGTGCTAATCGAAGGCATACCTACATCATAACTAGCATTTTCAGATGCATAAACATATTCTCCACCATTTGTTGCCTCATCACCACTAATTACAGGAGCACTTTCCAAAGTAAGAGTGTACGAATCGACATTAATATTTGCAAGAGAAGTATGTGTTTTATTAATCTCTGTAAATGGTACTTTATGCAACATATACAATTCTACTTTAGCTCCTTGAGCATGAGTGGTAGCAGTAGTACTGGATTGGCCTCTAGTCATACTGGATACAGCTGTGGTACTAATAGCAGTATATTTCAAAATTTCATCATCAATTTTTAACCACCACGTAGAATTAGCATCATAAGCAAATTTCCCAGTGGTATCATCAAAATCTGTACCAGAAGATAGTGTTAATGAAGTTGAGGCCGCATCTAGAGCTGCTGCTAAAGTTGTTTCTGCTCCTGATACAACACCAGTAATAGTAACATTATTTGAAGTGGAATACATTTGATGATCTCTATGTTTAACCAATAGAGAAGTATTACCATTTGCAAATACGAGAGGGTTTTCATTCAGCTTTTTGGTAGGAAGTTCAGAATTCACTAATTGACATTTACCAGCTGCTGTCGTATCAAACTTAGCAACATTAAGCCTAAATTTCAAATCCTCTGTCATGGACGGTGCCCACGTTCTATTATTATGCCCTTTGAATAACACACCGGCATGAGGTTGTTCCGATACCGTCCTGCCAGCACCATCACCGACAACAGTTTCTCCCATCCTAGACAACCAAATTTTATATTCTGGAGAAGATGTGAGTAAAATCATGGCATATTCTTTTTCATGCTGTACAAATACAGGCGAATCAAATTTAAAGTTAGTCGGTACTGTACCATCTGAAGACAAATCTATATTGATAGGTTTTAAAGTCTTCTTACCAAAAGGCATGATTTTAGGACTTGGAAATCCATTTTGACATGCCCGAATTTCCATACTGCATGGCAAATTTTCATCTTTATTTTGAAAATATATATCAACAGAAGTTATAAACCTACCATTAGATCGGTCTTTAACAGTTACCCTGCCTGTTCCAGCTTCATCGATCTCAGCATGAGGATCAGCCTCAACCGTAAATGTTTGAGCAATAGGATCACCACCGCAACCACAACCACAAGACTGATGATGATCCGCAGTTCGTGTTTCCATAACAGAAGAAGAAGTTACAGAAGTACTTTGTGATACTGGCCTAGAAACTAATCTAGCATTTCTCGTAGCAATAATCGTTTCTTGTTCTGTTTCCAAAATACCCACGGCTTGATACGTAGTAGTTCCTTCGGTTTCTGGGTCTTTACTACGAACATCCGTTGAACTAGAAGTTAACCTAAACTCAACCTCCCCTGTTTTAAATTTGGGATTACCCGCTTCCTTCGGATCAGGAAGAGCAAACACAGCTTGAATTTCTCCAGCTGCCGTAGTGATCAAAGGAGATTCTGCCACAGGGACACCACTAACATCAGCTGCGTCTGTAGTAAATCCTGACAATGGAGTGCAATACTTATTAACATTTTGTTTATCAAAGAAACAATACAACCTTATATTAGGATAAAATCCTGTGCCTGTAAATGTAATATTTCTAGCACGGCAGAAAGGAATAAAGGCTCTCTGAATTACTTTCGTTCCTTGAGATTCCATATCAATCTGTGGTACGATATCTGTTTGCACGCCACTTCTTGTTAAATCTGTTCTGGAAGTAGTAACAGTTCTTGCAACATTCGTCCAACTATCTTCGACAGTAGTAGTCGTTCTTGATCCTACAACTCCAGACCAAGTAGTTTGCCATGCGTTCCATACCGTCCCTACAGCATGCTGATTGTTTGCAGTAAACGTATCAAAGTTACCTTCAACATTAACAATAAGATCAGGTGCAGTTTCAGTTTCAAACCATTCATCTCCTGATGGGTCTAGTTCAATAGTTCCTACCCAATTAGAATGTAAAAGAGGCGTGACCCTCTCTACTCTTGTAGCATAAGGCATGTCTTGAAACAATACTTCAGTATATGGTAGTGTGATAAGATCACCTGTTCTTTGATATCCAACCCCTGCTCTTGTAGCATCATCTTGGGCAGCTTCTTCCATCTGAATTCCCTTAGGCACAGCAGTTGGCCTAAGTTCGTTATTCTGCATATCAATACTGTTCTTGTAATCTTTATGTTTTGCATCTCCCACTCTATGGCCTGAGAAATCATCAACGACAAATCCAGACTTAAAACGATTCAGTCCGTTAGCATCTTGAATCTCAAATCCTTCAGCATCTCTTTCCAACAAATTCAGAGCAGTATAATATTCTATGTGTTGAATACGTTGATCCAACTTACCGATATCTTTCATAGTATATCGTCTATTTCTTTCTCTCTTAATAACCACATCGGAAGGTTTAAATGTATACGCCGGGACAGCAATTTCAGCCAGCTTCATAACATCATCTTTTAAAACTGGAAATCTTGGAGCTTCAGAAGCAACACCCTTTAAAAATTTAATATCACCTCTTCGTTCCAAATAAAGCAATCCTCTATAGGGAATATAAAATTCAAAATCAGTAACAATTATTGAAGCGGGTTTTATAAAATCAACCAGTGAAGCCCCTGTACCATCAAACTGCCTATTTACAAAATCAAACGATGTTCCTGTTATCTCATCAACTGTTTCCACATTCGCAGCTGCGCCGGCAATATTTTCAGCTCTTGGCCGAGCATCAAAACAATCCTGTAGTTTAAATTCTCCAGAAGGAGCAGGATCATCAGGGTCAACTTTCGTAGCAGAATAGACAGGAATATCTTCGTAAGTCATTTGATCTGCGACATCCACATAAGAGTCAACCGTAAAGAAATCTCCTGTACCATGTTCTAGATAATCATGTACAATCAGCAATCTTCCTAGAGGTGGGCCCTCTCCAGGCTTCCGTACTATTCTAGCAATGTCATAATAGTTGTCTCGTTGGCCTGTATCAAGTTCATATCTTTGTGTAATATTGGTACTACCTGTGGCCACAGCCGACACTGGAGCAGATGCCTCACTAGAAAACCCACTTATTGTATCTGCGGCACTAAACTGTATGGTGGTTCCTCGTTTAAGAACATAAGACATCGGAGATGAAGTATCAATAATTCTGCCTATAGCACCACTAACTGATCCCGTAATTTGTTCTCCTTTAATAAAATTCCCTGTAATATTACCTAAAGTTAACACTGGAGCCGTTGCATCCGTGCCTGTATCTTCTGAATCAAGAACAGCAACAAGTTTAAATACGTCAGCTCTTCCTAGAGAGATTGTTTTATCAGTAGGTCTAGTTCCATAAGGATCGGCAGTGCCAGTCGCAACCTTCACCTGTTTCATCAACTTGGCACTTTTTGTCTTTGCAGTAGCAGAAGATTTCAATAATGTAGCAAGAATTTTTACCTTCGCTCCATTACCAAAAACAGCATTATTTGTGATAGTACAGGTAGAACTCCCCCCTCCAGAAAAACCAGTAGCAGCACTTACAAGATCGCCCTGACTTCCAGTGCCACCAGAACCAGCCTGAAGTATAGTAACAGTATAATCTGTTTCAGTATGACCAGAGAAAACTTCGTTAGTTCCGGCACTAATTGTTACAACACCAGCACTGCTGGAAGTTTCAACAAATTGCCTTCTAAGATAATAAGAGGTATCACTTTGTCCAGCATTCTTTGTAGTCAAATGAGTCTTAACAATATCTTTAGTAAGTTTAAACAGCGCTGCGTTTTTTTCAGCGAATTGCAACTTGGCCAGATTTAGATTTGATCCAGTACCACTAGCAGCTCCACGTTGCAAGCCAAGAGGAATTTTATCCAATTCTCCAATAATATGATCATCTACATTTGATCCAACATCATCAGTTCCATCTAATAGGACAAAGGATTCCGTAGTCGTGGTGGGAGATAATACAATGTCAGCAGTAAAGTGTTGGCCAGTGTCATCATCTTGCATATGAACTTGTCTACATTCAGAAACAGTTTTCGTTATCGCCCTAGATATAGTTAAGTCAGTGGACCCATCATCAACCTCACCACTTCTATCAGAAGCAGTAAGTTTTTCCCCTGCCTGAAAAGTTCCAGACACATTAGTTAAAATAAGGTTAGCAGCAGATGTGCCGTCTTCAAATACCCAACCTGTAGCACCAGAATCATCTCCCTTAACTTGTGTACCTCCAGTTGTTTGGTTTGCAGTTAAGGTGGGACTTGGTGTAGCACTCAACGTAACAATAGTAAATGGCCTAAAATCAAATATATAAAATTTATATGTAGCTTCTGGGCCTACAGTTCCCGAAGCATATTCTATTGCTCTTGCTCTACCTACACCAATTCTAGTTCCAGATGCCGAACCTCTTGTAGAAGTTGGGGTATCCATCATACTAATTTGTTTGTAGGGAGTCGTTTCACCACTAATAAAAGAAATATCAGGCATACCGTACACATTTGTTACGTTTAAATAATTGCCGATATCATAGGCAGTTGCACCAGCATTAACATTAAGAAAACTTCTAGCTTTTTCTATATCAACAAAGGTATTAAGCATTTTTTCAACTTCTTTACCTTTAATATAGGCTTTACCTGGCGATACTTTAAGGGCTAAAAGATCATTAGAAGCAGTACCCCCTCCTTCTGTTTCCTCGCCCTTAGCATATACGCCTACATTTTCATTAAGAGTTACAGATTCTTTTGCCTCATACATGAAAGGACGAACAGTGTAATCGCCAGATTCATCATAAGTCCTTCTTTCTAGGGTTTGTAAAATATGCCCTAATTCTGATCTATTCATTTCACTGGTTGGACGGCCACCTTTGATTTCCAATAGCTGTATAAAATTAGCATCATCAGAAGAACCAGCTGGAAGTTGTGAAAATGTTGCAGACACTTTCATCCTATGAGCACCCTTTGCAGCATAGTTTGATGTCCCAGCCGCATTATCCAAAAGATCAGGATCAGATTCTGGAGTAACAAGTTCCTCAGTTACAATAAAACCAACTCGACAATTGACATTGCCACTTGAATATTTTGAAAGAGTTATAACATCTTGATCAACCTCAACAAAACCACCTCTAAGATAATAAACCCCTGGCGATATACCTATAAGTATCCCTTGAGCATGAGGATCAGTTGCCGCTACTTGAGCAGAAATATCATCAACAGAATATGATGTTGAACCGTTGGTTATACCTATACTAGCAGATAAAGTCTCTCCAGCCTGAAATAATAGTACTGGGTTCCCATCAGCAGGAGCAGTATCAGTGCCTCCAGCAACAGGTCTAATGAAAAAAGTAGCAGGGTCATCAGCAGTAGCAGCTTCTACATGAATTACTGTACCCTTAACCCCTGTCGTTGTCCCTGTTATAACAGCATCTTTATACTCTGTTACATCAATAGTTTCTCCCCCATAACTATTTTCAAGTTTTAATGAAGCAACTTGCCGCATTATTTTAACACTGCCTGGTATGACAACAGAACCTTCCTGTAAAACAAAATCAGAAAGCCTTTCATTTTGATTTCTTAGAATACTTTGTAACTGAGTCAATTCCCTAGCTTGTACAGCATGCCCAGGCCTTGCCAAAATCTGTTGAAAGTTTTTGGTTGGCTCATAGTCATCAAAATATGGTGTTACATTTAAATCTGTTTTAAGAGGCATTTTTAAAACTCCACTATTAGTTTAATATCTTCGGTCTGATCAGAAGACCTACTGATTGGTTTCCGATTCTCAACATATATAATTTTTCCACTATCTGGCTGAAGCTCTGGATTGGCATAACCATTTGAAAAAGTAATAGTAGCCCCTCCAGCAAGAGTTACAGCTGAATCAGCTGAAGCATCAGGTGTTCCGTATGCATTAGAGGTTGATCCTGTAACCTGATTGGCTCCACTGAAAGCAACATATGCTCCACTAGACCCATTCGTTCCATAATCACCAAATCTCTCTTGTTGATAATAAAGAATAGTTCTAGCACTGTCCCACTCCACAACTTTACCAATAGCCCCTGTACTGGCTTGTGAAATTTTTTCATCAACATCAAAAGTCCCACTAACTGTAGTTAACTTTAATGCATAGGTTTGTCTGATGGTAGGATCACTAGCAACAGTTGACGATCCAAACTCATAAGGATCAACTGCAATTCCTACCCGACGAAAATCGTTTGCTGTCGTTATATCATCCCCTTCAGCTTGTGTCAATGTGGTGTTCATCATAACATAATGCCCGCCTAGTTCCTCAACAGAATTATAACCATGCCCACCTTTAGGGCCAATCACAACTTCAATTGAACCTCCAGAACCGCCCGTAGCTGCAGCAGATGACAATTCAGCATCAGAAAAGGTATACCCAGAAGACAAATTAACCGTACCATACGTATATCCAGACCCAGCCGCATGGACCGTTGTATCTGATCCAGCAGTTAAACCAAAAGATGCTATTGATCCGCTGGAAATAGTTATTCTTACGATTGCACCAGAGGAAGTTCCAGCATCTGCTCCATCTCCATATACAGCAGCATAATAAGTACCATTTGTGTAACTAGAACCAGCAGTAACATTAAGGGAAGTAATCGTTCCATCCGTAGCAGCTGCACTTACAACCGAATCTGTTGATACAGGCATGAAATCTGTGGTAAGATATCTCTCAATTTCAGAACTTGTAAGAGAATACATATACTGAAGAATATATCCACCCAATGAAAAAGGAGCAGTAGATTCCGTAGTAGGAGCCGAACCACTATATGCAACTCCAGCATTGTTGTCAAGCACTTTATACACTCTGTAGTCTGAAGTCATGAAAAAGAACGTAGAGTCATAAAGGTTGGTAGCCCCAGATGTTGCTGTGTTAGAAGAATTGATGTTGTGATGATACTGGTCATAAATTGTTCCATTAACCCAATTTCTGCGAGGGATAGCATAACTGATATAAGAGGAACTTATGGCTTTAGCAGCAATCATGTCATCCCAGATATAAAATTCCTGAGATGGCCCATCTGAAGGTGTGGGGGGAGCAGTGTCCGACCCACCTGTAGTACCAGTAGTAAATGAGGTTGCTTTTCCTATAAAAAGATAATAGGTGTTTGCAGAAGTTTCACTAAATGATTCATAAAACTGGCCCGCATTATGTTGTCTGAATTTTTCTGTAATAATTGCTGTCATTTTGTTTCCCTCGTTTATTTATGCGCCAGCACAGTGAAGAGTTTTAAGTGTTGATCCACCAGAATTTTTAATTAATAGGGTAGATAAAGTTTTTAATTCAGCTGAACCAATCGCATCATTGGCCATGTTTGCCTCTGCAACGGTATCAGCTGCGATCATAGTTCCTGTCACAGTATTAGTGTCTCCGTTTGTTATTACTGTGCCTGTAGTATCTGGAAGAGTTACAGTACGATCAGCGGTGGGGTCCGTAACTGTAAGTGTAGTTTCATTAGCATCAGCTGTGGCTCCCTCAAATACAATATTTTCACCTACACTAAAAGTAGCGCCAGTCATTGCTAAAGTACCAGCAGTAATTGTACCTGTAGTCGTTAAATCTTCATTACCAAAATCTATAGCCCCTGTGCTATCCGTTATAGACCCTTCAGCCAAGGCAAGTCCACCAGCATTAATATTCGTTCCATTAACAGTCGTCGTAGCAAGAGTAGTAATGGTAGCTGATGTTTGCGTTCCTCCTACAACCCCAGAAATTGTAGGGCCTGTAATAACAGGATTGGTTAAAGTAACAACCGTAGCAGTGGCACTAATTCCGCTACTAAGAAGACTAGCGTTACCTAATTTTGTATATATTTCGACAAAATTATCATTAATTTTGTCGGCCCCAATTCTAAGGGTATCGCCTGTTCCATCATCTGGAGCAGACCCAATGCCGATTGATTGATATGCCATTAATTAACCCTTCCAATAGTTTTACTATTTATATTTATAATACATTCTCTAGGAACCTTCCAATACATCAAAAGTTTGTTGGATAGTATCATATTTTGTTCTACTTGTATTATCAAAAGTCTCAGCATGAGCTCCAAATGGTAAAAATGCATCATATGTACCTAACAAGCTAGAATATGTACCAAGTTCCCACTGAATTCTATCTCCAGCATCTGTACTACTACCATCTGTCGCATTAAATAACACATGCCCTTGCCAATGTTGATCTAAAATTACTGAACCATGATCCTCATGCAACCACTTATCCCCCTCATCTGTTCCCAAAGCATTAGTACCGTTCAGAATAATATTGTCTCCAGCATCAGTACTACTTCCGTCCGTGCCATCTAGAACCATTTCTGTTACTGCTCTCTCATCCTGTAACACAACATGGCCTAAAGGTCTTGTTGAAATTTCTGTGGGCAAAGTTAATGATGGGAAAACAGAAGCATCACCCAAACTTGCAGTTGGAACCTCGCCATCGTTTATACCAGATTCTATTTCAATTCTTTGTGCTTCTAACAGTAATTTAAAACCAAGACCAACTCCAGTACCTACTTCTAAACTAATATCATGGCCAGCACCTTCATCTATTTCTGCTAGAATTGCCCCTGTATCCTCATTCACTATACAGCCACCATTATCTTCTAGAAGGACATGAGATGCGTTATCATTTTCTAATTCAAAAGCGCCAGGAGATTGAACAACCCTATCATCCTCAGTATCCTCTTGAACAAATTTATCAGCGGCATCCGTAGAGCTGCTGTCAGTACCGTCCAGTACAATCATATCTCCTTCTGATACAGCACCCCCACCATATTCTCTTAGGATAAATCCACCACCTTCTCCATGTGTCTCCATGAGTATGTTTATATTGTTTCTGTCATCGTGAGATTTATTAACTTCATTATCTGTTTCAAATAAGATCGCTTCCCCAGCGTTGTTACTGCTAGGATCAGTACCATCTAGTAAGACTTGACCACCGTCATCTAAGGCTCCAAGACTGTTATCTGATGCCGAGCCATTTAAAACCAACCTACCATATTCAGAATGTCTTTGCTCCCAATACTCCATCAACAACATATCAGGCCTGATGAAATCTATCATGGGTAAAGAAATAACAACATCTTCAGATATTATTACGCCACCAGAAGGAATTTCTAAAGCAATATCATCTCCAGCATTCGTACCGCTTCCATCAGTACCATCTAATTTAATTCCATACCTTGTCCATTTGTAAAAATCTTCAAACGAGGTTCCCACACCAAGGTTGACAGCGGTGGCCGTTTCCAGTTCCATAGGCTCACCAGAATGGCGATAATCTTGAGGATCATCTTTTTTGCCCATATCAATACTGTCTAAAAGAATCACTTCAGAGTTAATAGTCGGACCTCGTTTTCTTGCTCCATCCTCTAATTGTATACCCCCTACACCTACAGCTGAACCAAACACATCTAAGGCCATATGTTTAAGCCCTACAGCGTTGAGGGGTCTAGGCGGAGGTACAGAAATTTTTGTTTTCAGTAGTCGAATAAAATTAACATCGAAACCATCACCTTGCGTTCCTGTAGAAGCCTCTGTCATCATAACGCCAGAGGTATCCTCAAATATAAGATTGTCTCCTACAGAATTTTCCATACCTATTTTTTGATTGATAGGCAATATTGCTCCATCAACTATAGTTTCTGCAAAATCTTCGGAAACAATTCTCTCCCCCAATTGAGTACAAATATATGGGCCACGTATGTTAGACACTGCTGACTCTACTTGAATAGGACCACCAGTTTCAACCAGTGTGGTTGACCTGACAACATTATCTGTAACAATATTACTTCCAGCGTCATCACCGTCTTCATGCACTATTCTATCTTTTTTGCCTCGTGGAAAATCGTCTGTTCCATTTAGTACAAGACTGTTGCTGTCAGCATCTACAAGCTCATATTCGCCCAGAGCAGAACCACTCATTAAAACATAAGACCCTTCATCATTCACAGTCTCAGTTGAGCCCGATACAAATATAGAAGTTCCGTCCAACAGCAATGAAGCATATTCCCCTGTAACATCACCATCGTTTGTACCACTAGCATCAGTACCGTTCAATATGATTTGATCGCCCGCATCAACTTGAGAACCATCATCAGAAGCTGTTACCAGAATATTGTCTCCATCATTAGCTAAACTTTGGAGAATGACCACACCTTCTTCTTGTTCTAATGCCGTCCCAAAATTTGTGCCGTCAATGGCTATTTGGCTGTCAGGAACAGAACCATTCTCTAAACGCAACTCCTCAAAATATGCTCCATGTTCGTAGGTGTGTGGTAATCCAATTCTTCTTTGAATTCGTAAATCAAAAATTTCTTTCAATACAGAACCCAAGATTGGTGAGAAGGTTACTTCACCAGCATCAGCCACACCTACACCAGCTTGTGCAATTGCGGCTGAGAGGGATGTAGAAATTATAACTTTACCAAAAGGCATGAACCCAGCTGGGTGAACTGCTTTTTTCAGTTCATTCATATATTTGCCCAACGATTGTCCTAATTTCACCTCATAAGAAAAATCTTGGTAGTAGTAAGAATCCTGTATACGAATTACGTCTTCACTAATAAGACTGTCTGTATTTTTGTAAACTCCTATAGAAGTGGCAACAAAATCATTATTGACAGTAACTTTAGCTGGTAGAGCAGCTACAACCTGTCCTGTGGCTCCATTCGCTCCTGTTATAGTTTTCCCCACCCACTCGATACCATCCTCATTAATAAGATTATCTCCAGCATTTAGGCCAGACTGATTTGTTGCGTCTAATAGAATATCTCCAGCTACCATATTTTCTGGTTCATGGAGAAGGTCATCTCCTAAGACATCATCAGCCACCCCGGCTAATAGTCCGCTCTCTAGAGCTATTGTATTACCAATCCGTTCTGTAGCAGACAACCCATCAAAGATAATATAATCTCCGCTATCATTTTCGGCATTGTCTGTGCCATCTAAAGCTATGGGTATAGTTATTTTGTCACCATTTATCAAATGGTTGTCCATCATAATTTTACCAGAACCTAGCCCTTCAAATCCTGAGTATATGCTCTCCTCATCGATAATGGGCTCTCCACCCTCAGTTATAAATCTGTCTGTAGAATCGTTAGCATGTGCGACTGTATCAGCTTCATATAAGGTATAATAACCATCTTCTCCAGTACCACTAGAATTACCATCGGGCCCTTCTAATATAAGAAATTCTTTGGTGTTGTTGACAGCATCTGCTACAGAATCCTCTAAAAGCATCCCATCTGTTTCATCAGCTACACGGCCAAGATCATGCGGTACAGTACTATGCGCTCCGCCTTCACCTTCTGTTTTAATTCGATCCCCGGCGCCGGACCAATTATTTTTAAGAGTTGCTCCTTCCCTAAAAATCCACTTATCGTCAAATGCGTCCATAGCAATAAAATCACCGATAGAATACTCTACACCTAAGATGACTCCACCATTTCCATCTGTGGCATCTTCCAATTCAATGAAACCAGTATTGCTGGACCCTGCCTCAGTAGCACTTTCTAATCGAATTTCACAATCAATACCGAATACAGACTCAGGTTGTTCTAACTTAATGTCTATACCTTCAGAAGCATAAGAGGTAACTACTTGACTAGAACTTGATACCAAACCATCACTAGCAATTCTGCTCTCGTTTACCCAACCGCCGGTAGTGTGTACCTGTAGCTCTGTACCATCTAATTGAAATTTATCTTTCAGTTGCTGGGAATTAGAAACAACAGGATGATCCTCAAATAAAATCCACCGACCTTCTCCATCTGTTTGTTGTATAATATTGCTCCCAGCATCAGTACTGGAACCATCTGTACCATCTAGAAGAATGTTATCCCCAACGTCTGTATCAGCAGCACTAGCGTTCATCACTATAGGATCACCAACATCATGGCCGTCTAATTTAAGTGCTGCAATTTCCTGACGCCTATAAGGCGACATTTCAAAATGCTGGGTTTCAGAATCTTGAACAGTTACATTACCATCTTCAGCACGCCGTTCCTCTAATTCAACTCTTGCTCGTGACATAGTGTAAGTAGAAGAATCATACTCCAGGCTAACTTGGTTTAGCGATGTCGAATCAGAGTTTGTAACAAGGCGTTCCTCACCAAGCTCAGTAACAAAAGATGTTAGTCTGGAGTCCAAGTCAATATCAGCAAGGCCTCTGTCCTTCCAATAAACATAGTCGTTAGTCTCTAGAACATTTTCACCAAGGACTCTACTGAACACCAATTCCGTATTTAATTCTTGTTCAACTTGCTGGGATATTGCGTCATTGTCTTGCTCCATCTGAAGTCTAACAACGTCTTCGATATTGACAGATAAAATTTGTCTATCGGCATCCCATTTCGTGATAGTACCAGTATGAGAAGTTAGAACCTCATCTTTACTAAACGAACCACTCACACCTTTCAAGACAAAGTTAACTGGAATGGAAGCATCAGGCGCCACCTGATAGTTAAATCCAGAATCAATATTTTTTGTATTTAAGATTGCCCCTATGTCTTTAGTGGTTGGTACTACCGTCCCGCCCGTGCCAAAATCGCTGGTTATAGTTACCGTGGGCAAGGCTTCATATCCAGACCCATGATTCGTTATATAAGTTCTTGTAATGTCTCCTATCGCAGAATTTGAAGCTTCCTCTAAAACGATACGATCATTTGGGGTAGCATACGTATCGTGAACTGTTTGTTGGGTTCCAATTTCTGTTCTAAAATAATAACCAGCATGAGTTGAAGAAGAATCCAGACCATCTATTAAAAGTTGACCACCGTCTTCTTCAAGACATATTGTAAAATCTATAAGCCTTCGTTTTGTGTTTTCTTCTATTGTACAGTAGTCCTCATATCCATCACTGTTATCGGAATCCTCCAATACAATACTACCGCCAACAACAGAAACAAACCCTTCAGCTGAAACTGTACTTAATTGTGAAGTAGTAAAAGTTAAAACATCACCTACCCTATAACCACTTCCAGCATCATCTATTACAGCTTCGTCTACACTACCAAGCCCAACTTGGTCTACCTGTAAAACTGCTCTACCATTCCCTACTGTAGAGTCTAAAGAAACTGTATCACCAGTAGCATATAGCATGCCTGGTTTATCAACTGTAGTCCCAGCCACAATTTTTTGAATGGTAAATTTCATCTCTACTTTTTCAGCTAGAGAATCAGCAGCAACGGTTTCCCCTTGTGAAAATGTTCCTACTAAAGAGTCTTCTAAAATTTCAAATTCAGTGATAGAGTTTACTCCTTGAGTAAACCCGATAGCATCGACTACGAAACAAGTTGCACCAGAAGTTTTGCCTGTAATGTACTGCCCTATAATATCATTGCCGTTGGCACCAGCTTGGTTTTCACAGCGGATAATAGTTTTCTTCTGCCACTTGCCATCTGACACCCTCATCATATATTTTGTAGGATAGAAGATATCAGCTTCCTCAGCAAACATCATCCTAAAAAATAACTTGTGTCCTTCGGAGGTTCCTTTTGCAGCATACAAGTCTCTAATATTTTTTAGAAGACCACGTTTGGAAGTACCAGATGCTAGGGTCTTGGGAATTGCCTGTAGAAACTGATTGAACATCTCATCCAACATAATGTGGACTGTATTATCAGGGTCGGCATAGTCCAGTAGTTTTTGAATAGAGGTTATGGGGTTATCACGATAGGTAACTATGTTGCCCCAGGCTGAAGAGGAACCTCCTGTTATTTTTTCGCCTATGAGAAATCTTGTAGAACTGGACACAAACAGTCTTAGATTTTCTAAGTCATCAACAAGGACGGTTGCGGTGGCTCCAGACGTTTCTCCTGTAATGGTTTCCCCTATTACAAATTTACCATACGTTCCAGAGCCAGTTTCTGTAACTACCTTAGACCCATCTTCATTAAGGATAAGTTGACTGTCAGTTTTTTCTTGAATTACATGAAAAATATGAGCTGAGATAACTATCTCAGCTGCTTCTAGAAATTCATAATAGTCTTTTATAAATTGGACAAATTGAGGATGGTCCGACTGAACAAAGTCAGGAACTTGGCCCTCGATTAACGGAGATACCTTAGTCGTTAATGTTGCATCAAATGGTGCCATTTTTAATAACTCTGTGTTGCTGTGTAACTAGTAGAAGTTTTATATTGTGAACTGGCTCCAGTATCACCTACTGCTATCGAATCGATTTCTCCTGTTACAGAACTGTTTAGCAAGTCTATTTCTAATATCTGATTACGAACAGGCACGATGTCTTTTGAAGAAGGAACGGCCGTGAATCTGATTGTTGTTGAAGACACATTATCTACATCAGATATAGAAGTTATAATTAAAGCATTTACTTTTATTGCCCCTGTTACATAATCAATAGTCCCTGCTGTACTGTCCTGATAATTTCTTGTAACCCCAACAACATAATACCTCCGTAAATTACCGTCACCGTCATCATCAAAAAATTGCTCATTATCTGCATCACCGTCTACATAAAAGCCTGAAGAGGTGATAACACCGCCACCAGATTTGTTATGTTCAGAATGTGGATTATATAAAGCGTTATTGAAATATATGTTGTACCCTGTAGATGCATTTAATCTAGGAGTAAACCTTTTGGCCATAGTTACATTTGTGATGTTACTTAAAATTGAAGTATCAGTGCTGTCTATAAGAGCAGCCACTTGGGAATGCCTCATAAGGGTGCCAAAAGACTTCAGTTCATTATCGTTGAAGGCCGTAATAGTATCTGTAACATCAGAAATTAAATCTGCTTTATCCTTGACCGTTTTGTTGGAATCATATTTAAAGGAAACATTTAAAATAAGGTAAGTAATTTCGGGATCGATAATAACAGGAGTAATAGAAGCAACATTATACTTTTGAAGGTCAGTTACCAGCTGGGCCTTTTGAGCATCAGTTAGATTATTTCCTGTAATTGATTTTATTGATATAAACACCTTGCCGTAGGCTGCTGTACTGGTCACTCCAATAGTGGGATCAAAAGAACCAGCCTCGCCTCCGAAAACCATGACAGCTTGTGTTTGTGGAAAAAGTTTCCTTGCATAAAGTTTATAGTCTTCTGAGGTTACACACCGACCTTGGGAAGCATAATCCAAAGGAGCATTTAGTTTGATGGACTTCAGACTTTCTGCTTCTCCGCCCCCGACAGCTTTCTCAACCGTTGTAACTGTAATGTCTGTAATAGTATCAATTGCAGCAGCCGAAGAAAAAACAGAAGCACCGTTCGCTTCCGTTTTGTTTGTAACAACATAATTTAGGAGGACGATATTCCCATCCGATACTGCCTTACTTACAACTCCATCGCCAAAGTAAACTTCATACTTGCCTGCTTCTACTTCCTGTAAGTAGTAGACTTCCGAAGCACTAGTTAACGTAGAGATATCTGTAGCTTTAGTGTAAGTGGTTTGGGTAGTATCTGTAACTGAATTTTGCAACGTAACTGTGAGGGTGGTAGTGTCAGCTCTGTCTTCAGGCAAAATAAATCTTTGCTCTACATCAGAGGCGTCTACAGTATATCTCGTAGTAACATATGTGCCCTCGTAAATTTTAAGGCCGTTGAAGGGTATCTCTTGTCCTGTACTGGAAGCTGACTGAGCTGCAATATTAACAAACTGGTAATCAATTTTATCCAGAGTTGTAGTGAACTTGTGACCAGCCTCCATAGTAGCAGAGGCCTTCCCTTTAGTATTCAACACTACATTAACTTCTGCATATGGAGCCCGGCAGGAATTAACCTCATAACCTAACGTCTTAGCATGAGACACTATGCTAGACCGTAAGGAGGAACTGTCTAGGAACATTTCGTTAGCAAGCATATTCATGTTGAACCCTAGATAGTGGGTATTGTATGCCAGAGTATCCAACAGGATATTCATACCAGAGCCTTCAAAATCATAATCCTTAAAATCGGATTGAGCCTTGAGGAAGGTTTTTAAATTTGCTTTTACGCCATCAAAATCGAATTGTGTAATATCTACTCTTCTGTTTGTTGCCATTATCGTAGTCTCTCTAAAGGTAAGGTTAATTTTATCAATTCTGTTGGCGCATTGACCACATAGAATTCCACGGTGACATCATAAGCATTACGATCTAAATCTGGATAAGCTCGTACTCCAACCAATCGAGCTCTCGGTTCAAAATTCTCAATAACATCCTGTACTTGTCTAGCAAGGATAATTGCTGTTACTGGAGTCAGTAACTCAAATAAGGTATCCCTCACATTAGAACTTATTTCTGGATGAAAGGGTTTTTCAAACTCGTTCATCAATACTAAGTTGCGAACAGACCTTTTAACAGATTGCACATCGTAGACTTTGCTGATATCCTTGGTCCTGTTGTTTTTAGAAAAAAACAAATCAAGATCAGAATATAGCTGCGAAGCTCTACCTTTTCCCTTCTCAGTACCATCTGTAAACGCATCTGGATTTCTTAAAGCGTTGGCCATTTTTAAGTTAAACTCCTGTTTACACTATTTATACTGCCGGGTCAGGATTATGCTGCATAGTAAATGGCTTTGGTGTATACCAAATGTCTTTGGCATTAACCCTCAAAACTGGTTTGCCAGTTTCATGTGGATTTGGATTAGGTATATTAAGAACTACGTTCTTCCCCTTCAACCAAGCATCCTGTTTAGCTAACATCACTTCCAAAGGGGTTCGTTTCCTACGGACTGCCTTTGTCCATTTCTTACTCACACTGCTCATCATTCTTCTCCTATATTTCGACCTCTGCCGATTCCTGTATGATCCTATTTTGTCTTGACTCAAATGCAGCTGCAAATGCTTCAGCTTGAGCAACAAGAGCCTTCGCAGCATCACCAAGGGTAGTTGTCGCAAATGCATCTCCATAGATGCCTAACGAATCATCTTCCGACATATCTGTGGAAAATTCTGATGCGGCTTCCTTCAATACATCCACGGTTGGTTGTAAGGCCGCTTTCGCAACCTCAATCGCTTCTGTTGCGCCTGGTGGTAATTCCATATTTGGAATAGCCGCAGCAAGACTTGATGGGGTGGGAAGACCTCCTGTAAGAGAAGGAAGACCACCAGATGCAATTGACGCTGCCTCTTTAAGAGCAGAAGCTCCAGCAGTTGTGATGGAATCCAAACTGTATCCTCCTGCTGTTATTGCACTTCCAAAGGAACTTCCGATTGCGGCAAGTTTAGCTATATGAGCATCTGATCCGGCTGTTAAACTTGAAAGAGCAGTAATTTCTGACTGTAAATTAAGAGAAGGAGCTGTAGGCAGCTCTGGTATCATCCCTTGTGTCTTGGCTTTCAAGTCCAGAAGATCAGGCTCCAGTTTCGCTTTAAGATCAGAAGCTGTGGCTTCCAAATTGTCCATAACATTTTTTTCCACTTCAGCTACCTTGGATGCGATCTTGTTATATACTTCTGATGCTCCAGGCAAGTCGGGTGTTGTAAAATCTACCATTTATTTCTCCTCATGGTCCTGCAAATACGTCAGGGCTTCCAGCTGCAACAGATGTACAACCACTAATCCCATCTCCTATTCTCCCAGCACCTAAACTGTTTACGAATACAGTGGTTGACCCTGTAGCGATAGGCGCTGCATGTGTAG